GCCACGTTTTTATGGTGTCAAATTTGAATCAGAACTTAGAGAAATAGAGTAAAATGGCTAAAGGAAGGAGGCCCGCACCGCAGGCACTAAAGCAAAAAAGAGGCACAGCCCGAAAGGACCGAGCCCCAAAAAAGCCCGTAACTACTACGGTAAGCAAGCCTATAAATAAAGCGCCCAGCTTTTTAAAAGCAAAGGGTAAACTAATGTATGAGCGAAGCGTAGGCCACTTACATAGTATGGGCCTGCTTAGTCAAATAGACGATACAGCCCTAGAGCTTTTAGCTATGGCGTACCAGGAATGGTACAGCGCAGAGCTCAAGCTACAAAAAGAAGGCCGCATATATGAAACCTTTGCGAGCAACGGAGCTAAAGTATTAAAGCCGCACCCGGCCGCAGCTCAAAGCTCGGACGCTTGGCGGCGTATTAGAATGATGCTAATAGAATTTGGTTTAACGCCTGCTAGTAGATCCAAGCTAGAGAGGCCGGAGGGCAGAACTTTAGATATAGACGATATTATAGAAATGTAGCCGAATGTACGATAAACACAAAGCAGAGAGAGTAATAAAGTTTATAGAGCGCATTACTACGCATACGAAAGGAGAGCTAGCGAAGCAGCCCTTTATGTTAGAGCCTTTCCAAAAGCAAGTAATAAGCGACATATTCGGCAACGTGAATGAGGACGGCTTGCGCATAACGCGCGAAGCCTTCCTCTTTTGGCCTCGTAAGAATGGTAAAACGAATTTCTTAGCAGCTTTAGGCCTTTACTTATTGGTAGCAGATAACGAGCCCGGAGCGGAAATAATAGTATGTGCTGCGGACCGGGGGCAGGCTGGAATGATTCACGAAATACAAAAGCAAATGGTTTTACAAAGCCCTTTGCTAATGGAGAAAGTAAAGGTATACCGTAACAGTATAGTAGGTAAAGACGGAAGCTTTATACAAGCGCGAAGCGCTGACGCAGATACTGCCCACGGTTATAATGCTCACGCGGTTTTATTTGACGAGCTGCACAGCCAACCGAATAGGGACCTTTACGACGTAATGAAAACGGCTAGCGGAGCTAGGAGGCAACCGCTTTTTTTTAGCATATCTACCGCAGGAACGAATAAAGAAAGCATTTGCTACGAGGTATACGACTACGCTAAAAAGGTTAGAGACGGAGTTATAGAAGACGAGACCTTTTACCCGCATATCTTCGAAGCTGACGAAGAAGCAGACATACATAACCCTAAGACCTGGAAGAAAGCTAACCCCGGATTTGGTGTAACTATTAAAGCGGACTATATAGAAGCGCAAGCTAAGAAAGCTAAAGCTTTGGTAACGTATGAAAATACTTTTAGAAGGCTGCACTTGAACCAATGGACCACTAGTGAAGTGCGCTGGATAAGCGACGAAGATTACTTAAGCTGTAGTAAGGATTATAAAGACTACGAGCTAGAGGGCAGAGACTGCTACGCTGCTTTGGATCTTGCGAGTACAGAAGATTTAACGGCGCTAGTTTTAATCTTCCCGCCGGTAGAGGAAGACGAGCCTTTTAAGACTATGGTCTATAGTTGGGTAAGTGAGGCGGCAGTAGATAGAAGGAAAGGTAAGAGCGGAGCGGACTATAATAATTTTATAGCTAGGGAGGAGCTGACAGTAACACCGGGTAACGTAACGGACTACCGCTATATAGAGGACACTATTTACGAGGTGGCTAGCTTGTATAATATCAAGGCTATAGCTTTCGATAGATGGAATTCTAGCAGCCTTATAGCCGCGTTAGCGGAGGAAGGGCTGCCGGTGGAGCCTTACGGCCAGGGCTTCGCAAGTATGAGCCCAGCTATTAAGCAGTTAGAAATATGGATAAGGAGCGGGCAGATAGCGCATAACGGTAATAGGTTACTGCGCTGGTGTGTTAGTAATGTGCAGGCTAAAAGTGATCCGGCAGGTAATTTAAAGTTTGACAAAGCTAAGAGTACGGATAAAATAGACGTTGCGCAGGCTTGGGCTATGGCTGTAGGTATATGGCTAATAAAGCATAGAAGCGAGGACGAGGACGGCAGTATATACGACGAGCGGGACCTAATTATATTATAATGAAGGTAGAGGAAGCAAAAAAGCTAACTTTTTTTTTAATGGATAAAAAAATAGTAGCCTTTCCGCAGGTCAGTAATGGCGGGGCTTGCGTTAATATATTGGTAGAGGGAGAATGTTATACACTAAAAAAAAATGAAAATTTTTACGGGAAAGTTTGCATAGAAAGAAAATAGCCGTATCTTTACATCAGTAATAACAACAAAAACAAACAATATGACTACTTTCACTACAACAAGAGAAGATTTCCAAAAAAAGTACAGCCTACCATTCATTAGCGACGCAGACAATGCAGACGTTTTAACAATGGCTTTAAACCATATCCACAGCGGCAAAACAAATCAAGCGGTTGAAATGCTACAAGATTTAAAAGATATTATAAGAAACGAAGAAAGATAAGCAGAAGATAAACGACCACGCCCCCCGCTGAAATAAACGGGGGGATTTGGTGGTATAAAACAAAGAGCAAATGAAAAAGGAAAAAAACACTATGCCACAATGGTTACAAGACGAGTTAAATAATATCGAATTAAAAAACACCGTAGAAGAAAGAGAATTTTTAGCTTGGATGATTTCAGATATAGACTATAAGTAATGCAAGACTGGCAAAAGCAGATACTATATAAAGAGGGCTTTATGAAACTAAAGAGAGTAATACAATACGCCGGCGCTGAGATCTTAGAGACTCAGCCCGGCTCTTTTACCGCCTTACCGAATACCCCAAGCTTCTACGGAAGCCGCAAGTTTAACAGCTTAGAAAAAGCTAAATTTTATTTAAAGCAATGGAAAAGAAAGTAATAACCCAGGACCAAAGAGACGCGAGGACGCTCTTAATAATAGTAGCTAGCGGGCTGCTATTCTTCCCAGCTATGAACCTACTATTTAAAGCTATGAGCTTTATACAGTACATTCTTTTAGGTTATGCCTACTAAGATAGGTTACTACTGCGAAGCTTGCGCTATTTATACGGAAGCTGGAGAAGATCCGCAGGCCTGCGCTGCCTGCATAGAAAAGGAATACGATAACGCTATATTATTTATATGAGAATCATTTTAGTAGAGTCTAAGAGCTCTAGAAAGGTAGAAGGCTTTAGAACACTTACCAAAGCTTGTAAGGCCTTAGAATTAAACTACAGTACTTTAACGAAGGTTATAAACTCTAAGTGCAACTACTACGAGAATGACCGGTTTAAAATTACTAGGCTACCTATACAATAAAAAACGCAACCAAACAAGAAGTAAAGACTTTTTTTTGTATATTTGCATAAAGTATACATTTCTAAGCTTTGGCAGAAAATAAAAACCCAGGCCTTTTAGGCCGCTTATTTAGAAGCTCCCCGGAAAACCCCAGCACTAGTTTAGCTAATCCTGCTGCGTGGCTTACGGGGCTTTTTGGTACTAGCAAAACGGGAGTACAAGTAAGCGAAGACAACGCGCTAACCTTTAGCGCTGTTTACGCAGCCGTAAGGATCATAAGCGAAACGATAGCTAGCATACCTTTAAACGTATATATAGCGGACGGTGAAACCCGCGTAAAAGCGGTAGGCCATCCAATACAAAAGCTATTAGCAGAACAGCCTAATAGCGTCAGCTCTACCTTTACTTTTCGTGAGGCTATGGCGGCTAACTTGGTACTGCACGGTAACAGCTACGCAAAGATAGAAATGAACGGAGCCGGCAGGCCCGTATCTTTAACGCCTCTTAATCCTTTATTAGTAGAGGTTAAAATAGTAGACGGTGAAAAGGTCTACGTTTTCGACCAAAAGCACACGTACCTAGATTACGAAGTATTACACTTTGTAGGGTTAAGCTTTAACGGCCTAACGGGTAAGAGCCCTATAACGGTAGCACGCGAAGCCGTAGCTATTGGGCTTGCGGCCCAAGAGTACGGCGCGCGCTTCTACTCTAATGGCGCAAATACCGGCGGGGTTATTACTGCTCCCGGTAGATTGGATAACGAAATAATAAAAAGACTTAAATCAAGTTGGAACCGAGCGCAAGCCGGTAATAGTAACGCGCACTCTACGGCCATACTTGAGGAAGGTATGAAGTACGAGAAAATCGGACTAGATCCGGAGGCGGCCCAGTTCTTACAATCTCGTAAATTCCAAGTAAACGAAATAGCTAGAATCTTTAGAATACCTCCGAGCTACTTAGCGGACCTTGAAAATTCAAGTACTAGAGCTAACGTAGAGCAGCAAAGTATAGTATTTGTTAGGGACTGTCTACAGCCTTACGTTAGACGTATGGAGGTAGAGCTAAACCGTAAGCTATTTAGAGAGGACGAGAGTAACTACTACGCTTACTTTACCCTAGAGGGGTTAATGCGAGGGGACCAAAAGGCAAGGTATGAAGCTTACGCTACTGCCCGCCAATGGGGCTGGCTATCGGTCAATGATATTAGGGACCTAGAGAACCTAAACCCGGTAGAGGGTGGAGACATTTACCTACAGCCTTTAAATATGGTCCAAAGCGGAAAGGACAATACTAACGTAGACGCCGACTAAATGCCCTGGACTGACTACCCACAAGCCGCAACCGATAACGCTAAGAGAGCTCTAAAGATCCGAGAGGACGAAGGGACCGACTGCGGTACGCCGGTAGGCTGGGAAAGCGCCCGTATCATAGCTAATAAAGAGGCAATAACTAAGCAGCGCTTACCTCGTATTTATAGCTTTTTATCTAGAGCTAAAGTTTACGACCAAGGCAATTTTAAAGACGAGGACGGTAAGCAAATATGCGGCTCTATAATGTACGCAGCTTGGGGCGGTGATGAGATGCACCGCTGGGCAGAAAGAACCTTAAACAATATGAAAGAAGAAAAAAGCGAGCGCCATATAAAGAAGGTAGAAGAAACAGCTACCGAGATAATTATAACTTACGGCAAATCGGAAGACGTAGAGGAAGTAACCAAAGAAGACGAAAACCGAGCGGAACCCGATGAGGTAAACGTAGGGGACTTCGTAAGCTGGAATAGCTCCGGAGGACGTAGCCAAGGGGTTATAGTAGAAGTAGAGCGTAACGGACAAATAGAAAGCGACAGCGGCTTTAAAGTAAATGGTAATGAGGAAGATCCGGCAGCGCTTATAAGTATTTACGAATACGATAGCGAAGAGCAGGCTTTTACTGAGCGTAAACCGCCTCTAAAAGTAGCGCACTTATTCAGCACGTTAACGAAAGTAGACGGCGCAGAGGTACGCAGTAAAGAGAACCTAGTAGAGCAAAGAAGCTACGAGAGCGAAACGCGAGCTGTAGAGGGCAGAACGGTAGAAGGTTACGCTAGTGTTTTTAATTCAATGAGCGAGGACTTAGGAGGCTTTAGGGAGATCATACTACCAGGAGCTTTTAAGAACGCTCTTAACGACGATATACGAGCGCTCTATAATCACGATAGTAACTACCTGCTAGCTAGAACTGCTAGCGGTACGTTAGAAGTTAACGAGGACGATAAAGGCCTTTACTATCGGTTTGAGATGCCTAACACTAGCTACGGTAACGACTTACTAGAGCTGTATAAAAGAGGAGATTTAACGCAGTCAAGTTTTGGCTTTACTGTAGATAAAGATAGCTGGCGCTTAGAGGAAGGCCAGCACGTAAGATATATAGAGAGCGTAAGCTCTTTATTTGACGTTTCTGCCGTAGTTTACCCGGCTTACGCGTCAGCCTCAAGCGGACTACGCAGCGCCGAGCCTAACGGCGAAGGCGAAGCGAAGGAAGCGAGAGAGAAAAATGAGGAGAAAGTAGATTATAGTATTTACGAAAATTTAATTAAACTAGCAAAAGATGAATGCTAAACAAATGCGCGAAAAGCGCAGCGCTCTAAACGAGCAAATGAACGGTTTACTTTCTGCGGCTAAAGCAGAAGGACGTAACCTAACAACTGAGGAAAACGTACAATTTGATGCAATGTACGCAGAGCAAGACGAATTACGCAACGGCGTAAAACGAATTGAGCAAGCTGAAGAGCTTAAAAAAGAATTAGCGTCTAAAGCTGACGAGGTACGCGAAAGCGCAGCACCTGCTAAAGTAGAAGCTCGCGACGCTTTTAACGCTTACTTACGTAAGGGTGTTAACGGCTTAAACGCAGCAGAGTCTCGCGCTATTCAAGAGTTACGTGATGGTGGCGGTACTGATACGCAGATTACTAGTAACGACGGTTTAGGCGGTTTCTTAGTACCGGAAAACTGGAGCGACTTTATAAGCGCTACCGAGTTATTTAAATCGGACATTGAGCAAGTAGCTACAGTTATTCGCACGGCAAACGGCCAAGCGTTTAACTTACCTGCTAACGACGACGTGGATCAAGTAGCCGCTATCTTAGGAGAGGGTACTGCTGCAACTGTTAGCGATATGGACTTTACAAATGTTAAGTTTGATCCTTATACTTACGGTTCGGGCTTGGTAAAAGTATCAAACCAGTTAATGAGCGATAACGCTTTTGATTTGGCTAGCTTCGTAGGTGGCCAATTGGCTAACCGCTTAAAGAGAGGTATTAACGCAGGTTTAACTAGTGGTAACGGTACTACTGCGCCTCAAGGTGTAGTAACTGGCTCAAGCTTGGGTAAGACTGCTGCTTCTGCTACTGCTGTTACAGTTAGCGAAGCTATGGACCTTTTCTATAGTGTAGATGCTTCTTACCGTAACGCTCCTAACGCGGGCTGGATGATGAATAGCAACACAGCTAAAGCTATTAGAATACTCGGTTTTGGGGAAACAAATGATTTTCCCGCCTATGTGCCGGGAATGAGCGTAGGAGAGCCGGATATGTTATTTGGTAAGCCAGTCTACATTAACGAAGATATGGCAGACATAGCTACCGGGGTTAAGTCTATCTTATTCGGTGATCTTTCACAGTACTACATCCACGAAGCGGGCGGCGTACAAATTTTAAGACTTTCTGAAAGGTTCGCTGATTCCCTCGCGACGGGCTTCATCGGCTACAGACGTATCGACGCTAACGTACTACAGTCAAGCGCTATAAAGCACTTGATCCAAGCTTAATAAGTTTGTATGAAGGTTATTTTTAACCAAGCTATAGCAGGGGCAGACTTCTACTACCGTAAAGGACAAGTAGAAGTACTGCCTACTGCAGTAGCTCAAGATTATTTAAACGCTGGCTTTTGCTCGGTAGTAGAGGAGAAGAAAGCGGCTAAAGCTGAGAGAGCAGTAAGCAAAAAGACCACAAAAAGAACAACCCGCAAAGCTAAGTAATGAGCTACAGTATAGTAACCCCAGCAACTTTAAAAGCTTTAACCGTACAAGAGGTTAAGGATTATTTACGCGTAGACTCTAGCGACGAGGACACCTTGCTAGGGGTACTTATTGAAGCTTCGACACAAATAGCGGAGCACTATTTAGGGCGGTTCTTATTGACTACGGTAATAGATGAATTTTACGATTTCTTCCCGGTGTATAAAACGGGAGTAGATCCGTTCCAAGGGGACAAAAATATAATCTATTTAAGTAGAGGACCAGTACAAAACGTAGCTAGCGTTAAGTATGTAGACGGCAGCGGAGCAGAGCAGACCGTAACAGCTAGCGACTACAATACCGACCTAGTAAGCGAGCCGGGGCGTATAATGCCGGACCAAGGCTGGCAAGCTACAAAGGACACGGTAAACGCTGTTATTATTCGTTATACCTGCGGCTATACTCAAGCTTCGGACGTACCGGCTAATATAAAAATGGCTATGCTTTTGATTATAGGGGAAATGTATGAGAAGCGAGTAGACAGCGTACACCGCTTACCTACAGCTAGCGAGTACTTGCTAAACCCGTTTAGAGTTTTCCGCTTTGATTGATCCGGGTAAGTTAGATAGAAGGATAATGCTACGTAATGCTAGCGTAAGTACGGACAGCTTCGGCGAGGCCGTACGCACGTATAGCGACCTGGGTAACGTATGGGCTAAAATAGACTACCGCACAGTAAAGGAAGGCGAAGAGACTTCTAGACTTACTAGCGTTAATAAGGTACGCTTTACGATTAGATACCGCAGCGACGTAGACGCTACCACTAAAATAACTTGGGACGGAAACACTTACGAAATAGAAGGCGTAAGCTTAGAAGGTAGAGAGCGTTACTTAATCTTAGACACTACGTTAAGGGACTAATGAAGGACGGAATTTACTTTGAGGTAGAAGGTTTAGAAAAGGCCTTAATGAAGCTAGAACGGTTAGCAGAAATAGACCGTAAGAAAGCTAGACAATTTAAGGCCGGTATAAGAAAGGCAGCTAAGCCAATGGTAACAGCTGTAAGTACTTCTATAAAAAGTAGTAAAAATAAAAAGGCCTTTAGTAAAACTATACAAACGAAAAGAGCTAAAGATCCTGCAAAGCGTAAGTATAAAGAAGTAACTTATAAAAGCGGTAACTTAAAAAAATCTATAGGGTTTTTTCCTTCTAGAAAAAAGGGAGCTCTTTTAGGTTATGTAGGAGCTAGAACTGGCAAAAGAGCGGGTAAGACTTTCGACGGGTATTACGCAGCTATAGTAAACTACGGGCTAGGAAGGGGTAAAGCGAAAGCTAAACCGGACAAAAAAGAAAACATAAACTACGCAGAGAAAGGCTTTAAGAAAGCCGCAGCACAAACACAAGCACAGCTATTAAGAGAGGTGCAAAAAATACTAAAGCAGAGCATATACCAGCTCAGTAGATAATGAACGAAGGCAAAGCTATATATACTATTCTAACCGAGGACGCGGGAGTATCTGCGGTAGTAGGTAACAAAGTTTACCCACAGATAGCAGCGCAGGGCGCGGCTTTTCCTTTTGTTGTATATGTACTACAAGATAACAGCCCCAGCGATACTAAAAGCGGGGTAAGTACTTTAGACGAAATACGCTACGACATAGTAGCGGCAGCGGAAACGTACGCCTCACTTTCGAGCCTTACGGAGAGAATACGACTAGCTTTAGACCGTTATACGGGAACCGTTAACGGCATAGTAATAGATAGCATACAGTTTATAGATTTGGACGTAGATAACGATCCAGCTACAGAGACTTATGTAAGCAGCTCGGAATACATTTTAAGAATTAAGCGATGAAAATAACACTAACAAAAAAAGTAACCTCTCCTAGTGGTAAGAAGCTAGCTAAAGGTCTAACTTTAACAGTAGTAAACGAATACGGCCAGGAGCTTATAGAAGCGGGTAAGGCTGTAGAATTTGGAGAGGAAGCCCCGGCAGAGGCTCCGCAAGTAATAGAAGACGAACAAATAAATTTAAATTAAAATGGCAACTACTGGCATTATGAACGGAACCCTACTAGGGGTTTACGCAGCAGGCACTCTAATAGCTCACGCTACAGAGGGCTCTATCTCTTTATCAATGGATACGAGAGACGCAACTACTAAGGACAGCTCTGGCACAAGAGACTTACTAGAAGCAACTAAAAGCGGTACTATTTCGGTATCTGCACTATACGCAGAAGATGCAGCTTACGGCGTCCAGGAACTTATGACAGCTTGGAGCGCACGTACTGCTCTTACTGTTAAGTTTTCTACTGAAGTAAGCGGAGACTACTACTGGGAGGCTTCAGCTTATGTAACCTCTTTAGAAGTAAATTCTGGAATGGAGGACAATGTAAGCTACTCGGCTACTTTTGAGCTAACCGGCGCTATAACTTACGACCAAGTATCTTAATAGAACACTAAACACACATAAAGCAAATGGTAAAGAAGGTTAACATAGGAGGCGAAGAGAGGCCAGTAAAATTTGGCTTCGCGGCGCTAATGCAATTTACGGACGCTACCAATTATACGTTAGCGCAGTTAGATAGTATAGGCGATAGTCTAACACTAAGCCAAGCTATAGAGCTTATTAAAGCTGGACTAAAGCAAGGCGCTAGAGTAGAGGGCGAAAAGTTTAACGCTACTAGCGAAGAGATAGCCGACTGGCTAGACGAAAGCCCGGAAGCCTTAGAGCAAGTTTTAGCAGTCTTTACCGAAAGCTTTACACCTGCAAAAAAGTAGACGGGGTTAGGGGACCTAAAGGCCCCGAAGCCCCGCTTACTTTTGACCGCTGCGAAGAGATAGCTTTAGGCTTACTAGGTTATAACTACAGCGAGTTTATAGAACTTACCCCGCGCAGCCTTAATAATGCTGTAGCGGGTTTTAGCGAAAAGAGGGAAGCGGTAAGCCGCGAGCTTTGGGAAATAATGCGAAGCCAAACGGTAACGCTAGTTAACTTACAGCTACCTAAAAATAAAAGAGTAAAGCCCAAGGAGCTCTATAACTTCCCTTGGGACAGCAAACACAAAGGGGCAAAGCTAAGTAAAGAACAAGCTAAAGCAATACTAAGCAAATGGCAAAAAAGAGCGTAGCGAGTACTAACGTTAGCATAGGCGCTAACTTAAACGGACTTAAAAGAGGGCTAAAAATAGCCAGCTCTAAATTACGCCGCTTTGGTACGCAAGCTAAACAAATAGGCACTACTTTAAGTACTGGAATTTCTGCGCCTCTAATTGGATTAGGGGCCATAGCTGTAAGAACCTTCCAAGGCTTCGAGGCAGAAATGAGTAAAGTAAAAGCCGTCTCCGGTGCTACTGCTCAAGAATTTAAAATACTAGAGGACCAAGCTAAAAAGCTAGGAGCTTCTACAACCTTTACGGCCTCCGAGGTAGCGGGCTTGCAGGTAGAATTTGCAAAGCTTGGATTTACCGCTAGCGAGATAGATAAGGTTACGGAATCTACGCTATACTTAGCCCAGGCCGGAGGCGCTGAACTAGGACGAGCGGCAGAGGTAGCAGGATCTACTTTACGAGCCTTTGGCCTAGCAGCAGAAGAAACCGGCAGAATTACGGACGTAATGGCTAAAAGCTTTAGCACTAGCTCCCTAGATATGGAGAGCTTCGCGGAAGCTATGAAGACCGTAGCGCCTATTGCAAAAGCTACCGGGGTTAGTGTAGAGGAAGCTAGCGCAATGCTAGGAGCTTTAGCCAATAACGGTATTAAAGGCTCTATAGCAGGTACGGCTCTAAAGAAGATACTTAGCGAGCTGCACCGAGAAGGTAAGCCAATGACGCAAACCTTTAGAGAGCTATCTAATCAAAATATAAATTTAGCGGATGCTAACGACTTAGTAGGAGAAAGGGCTAAAGGTGCTTTATTAGTTCTTACTGAGCAAATGGGGCTAGTAGACGATCTTACAGTAAGTTATCAAGATGCCGAAGGCGCAGCGCAAGCTATGGCCGAGGAAATGATGGATAATACCGCCGGAGCCTTTAAGATTTTACAAAGTGCTACGGAGGGGGCCTTAATTGAAATAGGCGAATCCATAACGGAAAACGAAGTATTTAAAGGGGTACTAGAAAAGCTTACCGCTACAGTAGGAAAGATTACTAAAGCTATTAGCGGAATGACAGACGCCGAGCAGTATAATAAAGTTATACTAGCCGGCTTACTTGCTTTAGTACCTTTAGTAATTACTGCGGTAGGGGCTCTTAGTATAGCCTTTGGATCTTTAACGGCTGCTATGGGGCCGGTAGGTATAGCTATAGCCGGGGTTACTGCTTTGTATCTAGGTTTAAGAAAAGAAGTAGACCTAACACAAAAAGCAGTAGATAAAGCGCTAGCAAGTGAAGACGCAGAAAAGAGCGCCAAGGAACTACAAGACCGCTACGAGCTTTTAACCGATTCTATTATAGACCAAGGCCAAGCTATAAAAGAATACGTAGCTAACTATAGTAACCCGTTTTACGACGCGGAAGAAACTAGACGCTATAAAGAATTAAAAGGACACTTAGAAACCTTAAAAGCGGAGCGCGAGAAAGTAAGCGCTGGCCTAGACAAGTTAAGAGAAAAACAAGCCGCCAATAATAAAGAAACCGAGGAAGCTACCGAAGTTACTAAACAGTACGAATCAGTAGTAAGCGGATTAGCTAAAACTATAGACGCTGACTTATACCCTAGTCAGCAAAGAATGACTAGCTTACTAAACGGAGCTGTTACTCAAGTACAAACCAAGCTAGTAGGACTTCAAAAAAGCCTAGTAAATTTAGGCGAACCTTTAAAACAGTCTATAGACTTAACCGGAGGACTAGCTTACGAGTTTAGCACAAATTTAAGTAACGCTATAGCGGGCGCAATAGTAAACGGCGATAGCTTCGCGGAAAGCTTTATAACAGCTTTAAAGGCTATGGCAGCGCAGCTAATAGCTACGATAGCTTTAGTAGCTATATTAGCTACTTTATTAGTTATTACTTCGGGCGCAGGTTTAGCGGGCTTGAGCTTAGAGAGTTTACTAGTAGGAATGAAGGCAGTTAGTAAAGGTGCAGGTATTAAAATACCTTTCCTAGCTGAAGGCGGTATAGTGAACGGCCCCCAGTTAGCAATGATAGGCGAGGCAGGACCGGAGGCAGTAATACCACTAAGCAAGCTACCACAAATAGCGGGAGCCACCGGAGGAGCTGTAGAGGTGTACGGACGCATAAGCGGCCAGGACATACTCCTAAGCTCCGAGAAAGCAGGAAGAGTAAGAACTAGATACAGAGGCTTTTAATAGATGGGTTTAAGATTACAAAGCGAATTCCACAGCTCAACGAATAAGCTCTATAAAATAGAGATATACCAAGAAGGCTATAGCGCTGGTATTACTTCTTTTACGGTAGCTAGCGACGGCTTTACCTTGGAATACTCCGGAGAAACGGACGACATAGTAAGCCCTATTATTGGCTCTAGGTGTACGATAAACGCCTATAACGAAGTAGGGGCTTTCGACAGCTTTATAAATAAGCTAACCAATAGACAAGAGCACCTATTTTACGTTAAGGTAAGTTTATACGAAGGAACCCGCTATAATACTTTTTGGACCGGTATAGTTACTCAAGATCTTATAAGCGAGCTAGACGAAAGTAAGCCGCGTATATTCCAAATAGTAGCCACGGACGGAATAGGCCTACTAGCTAACAAAGATTACGAGACTATAGTAAATACAACTGTAGAGGGTTTTTTAGAGGAAGCAGTAGGAGTTATAGGATTAGACGAGATTTACGCAGCTACCGACACCTTTTACGCTACCGCTGTAAATGTTTGGGACACTAACCAAACCTATAGCGCTACTACGGATGTTACTACGCTAACTAGGTTTGATGCTAGGGTATACAGCTCTAAAGACGAAGACGGAACTATAACCTATTCTAGTTACTTAGATATACTAAAAGAGCTTTGTATAGCTTTCGGGGCTAGGTTCTACCAAAAAGACGGGGTTTACCTTTTCGAGCAATACCTAGAACGGACAAGCTCTAGCAGAACCGTATTTTATTATAGGTTCGACGGAGCCTTTTTATTTTCTCAAAGCGAAAGCGACGACGTAACGCTAGACGGTACAACTACCGGAGGGGCTAGGCTTTCGGGTAATAGCTATACTTACTTGCCTGCTATGCAGAAAGTACAAGTAAGCTTTAACCAAGAGCGGGCAAATAATTTGCTAGCTAGTGGTATGACTTTTACAGCTACAACCGGAAGGCAAAATTTAGGCTTTTTAGTAAAGGACGATAACGCTAGAGTAGAAGTAATAGGAGACTTACTTTACCAGCTTGCGCATAACGGCGGGGCGGGTAGTGTTACTATTGGTTTATCTTGGCGCCCGGTATGGCAAATAGAATTACGCATAGAGGACGTAAACAACCCCGGAACGTACCACTACCTTAATAGATCTTGGAGCCCAGGAACGGCCCCCGGCGCTAATATCTACGGGGCTACTTCGTGGATTTCTTCGACTTCAGCTACTAATGCTCAAGGCTACTACTACTACTTAGACGGAGGCAGCGCTAATAACGAGGCGGACGGAGTTTACCTAGCTAAGGTAGTAGGTCTAGTTACTCCGCCTTTACCGGTAAACGGTACGGCAGAGCTAGACGTAGACTTTTACAACGTCTACGACAATAGCTACAACGTACAAACCGTACCGAGTTACTTTACCGAAACTAGAACGGCCAAGAACTTTAGAGCGCTTTACTTGAATGATAACGGAGCGCAAAGCGACGTAACTATATTTACCTCTACCAATAGCAGCAATACCGTAAAGAGTAACCTTATACTAGATCTTGGCGAGTTAAGACTAGGAGACAGTACCGGAATACAAGGCAGCCTATATGTTTATACGGGCAGCGCTTGGGTAGCTTCTACGCAATGGCGTAGAGGTAACAGCGGTAGCTATCAAAGCTTGCTAAAGCTATTAACCTCGGAAGTACTTAGCTTACACCACGAACCCGTAGAAATTTACAACGGCACTATAGTAGGCCCGTTTGAGTTTGGCCGGCGCTATATTTTTGATAGTGCGGACTGGCTTATAATGGGCGGGACCTTTAACGCTAATATGGACGAATGGAGCGCTGAATGGTTCGCAATAGATAGCGACGATAGCGGAATAGCCGCAGATATACCGGTAGGTATTGGGGGCGGCTCCGACTTCCAAGCTAGAGTAAGCAGCCAGCAGGGTACTGATGAGATTATAATAGCCGACATAGTAAACACTACGCAAGCTAACGTAGAGGGCACTTTAGCAACTAATGGAGCCGTAACTACGGCAGTAAACGCAATAGCGGCAACGCCCGCAGGTAGCGAAGAAATAAGCGCCTCTAACTATATGAATCATATAAGCTATTCGGGGGCTAATGGTAATTATACTATAAACTTACCAGCAGCGGTAACGGGAGTATTTTTAAGATTTAAGACTAACGAGACTATAGCAGCTAATAAGACTATAACTATAAGCGCTAACGGATCCGAAACTATAGACGGAGAAACTACATACGTAATGGATAGAGCTTACGACGGTATAAGCTTAATAGGTAACGGTAGCGAGTGGTTTATAATACAGAAAAAAGAGAAATAAGTACTAAGTTTATACAATAAATAGAATATGAAAAAAGCTAAATACTTCTACCTGCTACGCAGAGGCTTTTTTAGCGGAGGGGGCGCAGCCGGTTTATTAGACACCTACACTGGTGCAGCCGCGGCCTACTCTTTACGCAAGCTCTCAAGCGACTATAGCGGCAATGCCATAACAGTTACTACTGATGGAATAGACAGCCAGGACATAGGCTTTAGCGGTAGCAATTTAGATACCGCAGCTTTAGAAAGCTTTGCCGGTAGCGGTGATGCTTATGTAAGCACCTGGTATGATCAAAGCGGCAACAGCAGAAACTTTACGCAAAGCACTTTGGCTAATATGCCTAAGATAGTCTCAAGCGGTACAACGATAACACAAAATAGTAAACCTATTGTAGAGTTTGATGGCACTACGAGGTATATGGATTTGTCGGCAAGGCAAACTTTCTCGGATGAGTTCTTTATGACCTTTGCAATGCGGCCAACCTCAAACGCTAACGCTTATGGGGTTTTATTGAATGGTCAAGGAACGGCAGAAAATAGAGTAAGAGTTTACCAAAATAGAGATACACACATAAGAGTAAAGGGTACAATCTTTTCCGAGCCTTTAGGGTGGGATATTGGTACTTACACGAATTACACTATTGAGAGAGGCGCATCGGATGTTATCAAGCAGTATTTTTATGGCACTGAACATAGTGATGATACCCGTTCAGTAAATTGGCCAGTATTATTTAGATTAGGTGGCAACCAAGCGGCAGCAAGTACGCAATCCTTACACGCCCAAGTGTCCGAAATGATATTTTGGAATACGGATGAAAGCGCAAATCGGGTAGATATTGAAACCAACATTAGAGATTTTTATTCTATTAGTTCTTCAGCACCCGAACAAGGTCAAGCGGACATCAATAGCTTTGTGAGTAGAGTGGAGACTGATGGCGGTAGTGTATTAGGCGGCTCTTGCCTTTTAACGGATGTAACCTTTTTAACGAATAATCCTTAAGATATGAGTTTTTTTGACGATGCAAGTTTAGTATTCTTGCCAAGCGGACAAGCGGGAAAAGATGGAAAGGCTTATAGTATGAAGCCTACTAATGGTGATGGAGACTTCACCTTTTCAAGAGGTTCAAACCTAACGGCTACGAGGGTAGATAGCAACGGACTGATAGAGAAAGGAAGGGAAAATTTGTTCTTCCAAAGCAATCAGTTTGACACTATTTGGACAGCTGGCAATGTAAGTGTTACAAGTGGACAAAGTGGTTATGATGGTTCAAGTGATGCCTGGAAAATAACAAGTACAAATACGGGCAGTGCTTTTGCAAGACAAAACATTGTCTCAAGTGGAGTGCAGACCGCTTCAGTTTATGCTGCAAAAGGAAATGTAGATTACATATATTTTAGAATTGCAGGTTCAACAAATCAAGGTGCTTTTATAAATTTAAGTAACGGCACTATTGATGGCTATTTGAATCAAGGTAATATAATAGATATTTCTGTAAATAATGTTAGTGGAGATTGGTATAGAATAAGCATAACCTTTAACACTACTACAAGCGATATTCGTTTTTACGCTTCTGATTCGGGGGGTTCAAGTTCTGCAATAGGTTCTTACATCTACATACAAGATGCCCAATTAGAACAAGGTTTAGTAGCTACGGAATACATTGAATCGGGAGCGAGTACGGGATTAGCAGGAATATTAGAGGACTCCCCAAGATTTGATTATAGCGGTGGGGCAAGTTGTCCGAGTCTGCTTTTAGAGCCGAGTAGGACTCAACTGATTGGTGAAAGTGAATACTATGAAAATTGGGATAAAAATTCGGGAACTACTTTAACTAATAATAATGCGGTTTCTCCCGATGGAAGCCAAAACGCTACATTAGTAGAATCCCCTTTAAGCGGAGGGAGAGTAGGATACAATGTCGCTTTAACATCGGGTACTACTTATACATTTTCAGTATACTTAAAAAATAATGGAGGTAATACTTCAATAGATATTGGTAGTCACGGAACTGCTCAACTTGAAACTATAACAATAGATAACGATTGGAATAGATATAGCACAACATTCACGGCTACAAGCACAACAACAAGTAGTATCCGTTTTGTAAGTAGTGGCTCTAATATTAATATGTATGCTTTTGGCGCACAATTAGAACAAGGCTCATACCCAACAAGCTACATACCTAACCATAGTGGCGGAAGCGTTACGAGGGATGCGGATGTAAACACCTTACTTAATCAAAGTGGGGTGATAGGTCAAACGGAAGGAACAATTTTATTTGATGCCTATTTTGATGAGGCAGACAAAGTTAATTTTTCTATTAGTGATTCAACCTCAAGCAACTATATTTTAATAGATACCACAAGCGCAAAGCAAGTGTTTGCAAGAGTGCAACAAGGAGGTTCTACACAAGCCACCATAACAACTACAACCTCATTCTTTGCTGAAGGCGATAGGTTAAAATGTGCTATTGCTTATGATAGTAGAGATATGGCTTTTTACATTAACGGAACGGAAGTAGGAACGGCAGACACGCTAACTATACCTGCTTGCGATGATGTGAGATATGGTAACTATGATGGCAGTATAAAGGCTAAGCAAAGAGTTAACCGAGTGCTTTTATTTGATACTCGTATAAGTAATGGAAACCTTGCAACCCTAACCTCATAAGATATGAAGCTAACAAGAAAATACGAGTTCGTAGATGAGGCAGAAGCTAACGCCTCTATTGACCTTTTAAGAAACGAAGAAGGCAACCTCACGCAATCGGTGGTTAAGTTAGGCTACCTAACTATTGAACCTCCCGTAATAGATGAGGAAGGCAACACCATAAAAGAAGCCGTAGTATCTACAAAATATGCGGTAGATGTTTCTTGGTCTATAACGCCTCTACAATCTTGGGAGGAGTTTATCGTTTGGCCTACGCCTATGGGAATACACAATTACGGAAGCTCAAGCCAAAGAGATGAATACGCAAAGACTTACTGCCAGCTCTACCCGGAAAGTAATTACTGTAATCCTCCGGAGCCGGAAGATCAAGAACAACCCTAACCAATACTAAAAAATGAATACTACCGACCTTAAAGTATATTTTATGAATGCCGCTACTATGGCGATTAGTTTTAGTACCTTAGAAGATACGCTAAAAATAGTACTGTTATTAGTTTCTATAGCGTATACCGCTCAAAGGTGGTATTTAATGAATAAAGAAAAGGAGTAAATGAAGGACAGCTTTAACGATTGGCTAGAGGATTTAGAGAACCAGGAACAGCCGGAGCAATGCAGTATAGATAACCCGGACTGCGAAGCCTGCGGCAGCTAAAAAAAGAATAATGTTTGAACGGATATTTAACAACTGGAAGACTAGCGTACTAGGTGTATTACTTATGTGCGCTAGCTTTGCTTTTGTGTTTTGGGAAAAGGCTACACTAACGGAGGCGGGAGCTTTTCTAGGTGTAGCTTTTACCCTTTTCTTTATAAAAGATCCTAAAAGAAAAAGCTAATGCAAGTAGAGGCCGGAATACTTCACTTAGAGCACAGCGGAATAGAAGTGGAAGTTACCGTAGTTTGGGACCTCGTCCAAGGGGGACCAATCTACGCGCTAAAAGGGGAGACGGTTTTTATGAGCTTAACAGCGGAAGAACTAAAAGCCCTTTACGTACTCTACCGGGACCTAGAACTAAAAGGAAAGATAGAAGATGCATAAAGTAATAACAGCCCGTTTAAGGGCTTTTCTTTTTATTGGTGGTATGTTATCATTAACGAGCTGCGAAGCTCTAAGAAACGCACTAACACCAGCTAAAACGGAGGTAACTATAACCGATACTATTTACATACCTAAAGAGGTAGTAGATACTGTAACCGTTACTTTACCGGTAGATACGATAGTAATTGAAACTGAGCGCGTAAGCGCTAGGGTTATTAGATCTTACGACACTATAAGCGTAGAGGCTCAATGCAAAGCAGATACGATAACAATTACTAAAACTATAGAGCTACCGACAAAGGTAAAGACCGTTACTAAAGTGCCTTGGTGGTGGTGGCTATTTGTTTATTTCGCAGGGCTTGTAATTCTAGTAGCTTTTGTTAGAATAGGTAGGTCATAAAATAACAGCCTATTTAAAGCCTTTAAATTAGTCAAGGTAAGGTAATATACCACTTTAGTAAGAAAGCCTCTTAGAACGTCTCTTAGATACCTTAAATAGCATATTTCGTTTTAGAGTACACCCCCAGCTTATAGCTAAGCTGTTTTACCGGTTCACTTTTCCCCGTTGCATAAATGCCGGGGAACGTTCACCTTTCAAGGATCTCTTTTTTTCTTTTGCTAGTTTTCTTTTTTTCTTACTTAGCTAACTAAGTTAAGTAGTAGTAGCGTACTACCGTAGCTTCAGCTAAAGGTAGCTACGCTACTACTTACTAGTAACTAGTTAATACTAATACTAACTAGGGTAAAAAGCACTATTTCTATAAACTACACAATAGGTATTTAAACTTATTTTTACTTTTTTTTCTAGAGCTTTTTTTGTTTGGGGCCGGGAGCGCGTGAGCGCCAGGAAGTAACATTTTTTTTATAGTCTTAAAGCTAGTGTTTATAGGGGCTACAGCTTACACTATGAAAATAAAGTAAAGTTTTTTGCTTTTTTATTTGCTAGTATGAAAATAAAGGCCGTATATTAGCCATAACAAACAACAACAAATAACTATTATTATGACTTTTCAAGAATTTACAACACAGCACGAAGAAGCAGCTTTTACTCAAGCAGTAAAATTACGCCAGCAAGCTAGAGCACAAGCTGAAAAAGAATTTCCACACAGCACGGTAATTATGAACTGTGCCGACATTGTATTTGAGCAAAAGGTACTACTTACTAAATGGTGGAGAGAAAGCAATTTATCAAAGTAACAAACACTACCCCCGGCCCAGCTATTTATATTTTATTGGTTTGGTTTTAGGTAAGGGCTGGGGGTTTTTAAAAAGAACTGTTTAACTAAATTATATATAATGCAAAAAGCAACAGTAACGGCAGCCCAGCCTACGGGCCAATGGAACGACCTCTATAAATTTGAGGTTACACTAAGCGACGGAGCTACCGGCTTAGTATTTGGAAAGACTCCCCAGCTCCGCTTTGCAATCGGTGAAGAAGTAGAGTACGAAGTACCTAAAGAGGGAAGGCTTAAGCTTAATAGACCTAATCCTAATGGCGAAGGTTTTAGTAACAGCTATAGCAATAATAGCGGAGGCGCTAGTACTAGCTATAGCTCCAATAGAAAGGACTACAGCAGGCAGCACGCACTTACGGCAGCTTGTACCTTTTTAAACGGATCTAAGGCCACTAAAGAGCAGATAGTAGCCCTATCTACTTATTTCGCTAAATGGTTAAAGGAAAGCGAAGCGCCACAAGTGCAGCAAGCTAGCCACGCAGAAAGCGTACCGGCACCGGTAGCACCTCCTGCACCGGCTCCAACACCTGCGGCAGCTCCTAGCTTTGGAACTGACGACTTACCCTTTTAAGTTATGTTTCTAACTAACTATACTACCGATAAGGTAAAGTTAGCTTTTATGTACGTTGAGATGCTCCGGAGTAACTGGGGCAATCTCGACGACAAAAGAAAGCAACAGCTACTAAAGCAAATTAGCGAGCTTACGAACGTAGATTTTATAACCCAGGAATACGAGAGTAAGTTATGAAGATCAAGTTACTAGACGGTAAGGAGTGGGACCGCGTAGAGATATTAGAGCAAATGCTTAACGATGAATTCTACTACGGTTATTTAGGCAAGGCAGCTCTAAGCAGCTCCAGCTTGAAGAAGCTACTGCAAAGCCCCAAAGCCTACCAAGCTAGTTTAAAAGAAGCGCAGGTAGAAAGCAAGCCACTACGAGAGGGCAAGCTTATACATTTGCTACTGTTGGAACCTCATAAAGAGGAAAGCTTACACGTAGTAGATGTAAAGAGCAGGACCGCGAAAGCGTATAAAGACGCTGCGCTAGAGTACGGACCGGAGAACACCTTTACAGTTATAGAGATAGCTACGGCTAAGAAAGTATCTAGAGCGGTTAAGGACTGTCCGGAAGCTTACGAGATGATCTACGGAGCGGCTACGGAAGTACCGCAGATAGGAAATATAATGGGGCTCCCTTTTAGATGTAAGGCCGATATACTACATAAAGGCCAGCGTATAGTAGACTTAAAGACTACTGCCGATATACATAAGTTTAAGTATAATGCTTATACTTTCGGCTACGATGCCCAGGCGGCAATCTATACGCACCTATTCGGGTTAGAGGAGTTTACTTTTTTGGTAGTAGATAAGAGCAGCTACGACGTAGGTATATTTACCACGGGCGAAGACTTTATAAAGAGCGGTAAGGAAAAGGTAGCTAGAGCTATTGACGTTTACCGGGAGTACTACCAAGAGGGCAAACCGTTAAGCCAGTATATTATTAGAGATCATTTTAGTTAATGTTAGGTGTAGGGGGGCCGGCTCTTTTTGCCGTTTCTATACGGCAGGTAGTAGTTATGTTGTTGTTATCTCGGCCCCCCTTTTTTATTTATGAATGAGCAGGAATTACTAGAGCACATAGCTAAGAACAGCAAGGCTCTAAATAAGGACTACAAGCGACTGAAGGCTACGCTTTACCCCGGTAAGCGTAAGCCAAAGAAGCGCAAAATAAAACGTAAGAAAGATGCTAAAGAAGTATTTTAGAAAGCAGCTACATAAAAGATATGTAAGCAAGTACCTAGCAGAAACGCGCTGGGAGATTATTAACACCGTTATAGTAGCAAGTGCTACGGAATATAGCTACGAGATGCAAAAGCACCTAAAGAACTTAGGCGGCTTAGTAAGGAAGTACGAACGCCGTAGCAGGTGGTTAAAGTTTTAAAGCAATGAGTAAAATACTGCATATGGGAATTACCATAACAAAAAAAGATACTAAGACCAGCTACCTAGATTTTCTAGAAAGTAAGAAGCACAGTTTAAGTAAATCGGGTTTTGATCCGGTTTACATTCCTAGTATAGCTTTTGACTTCCAAAAAGAAATAATAGAACGAGCTGTAAGAAAAGGACGTATAGCAATTTTTGCAGATACTGGACTAGGTAAGACTTTAATACAGTTAGCCATAGCTAAAAACGTAGTAGAGTATACCGGTAAGAAAGTACTAATACTTACACCTTTAGCCGTAGGTTTTCAGTTTATAAAAGAAGCTGAGAAAATGGATATACCTAACGTATACCAATCTTTAAAAGGGGAGATTAAAGGAGATATAATAGTTTGTAATTACGAGCGCTTACACTTGTTTAATAGTGAAGACTTCGAGGCTGTTATATTAGATGAGAGCTCTATACTAAAGAACTTTAAAGGGCAGATAAAAAACCAAATTACGACATTTATAAAAAAGGTCCGTTATAGGTTTTTATCTACTGCAACACCTAGCCCTAATGACTTTATAGAACTAGGTACTAGCGCAGAGGCTTTAGGTTATATGGGTTATACTGATATGCTTACAAAGTTTTTTAAGAATAACCAAAGTAGCATAGACAGTCGCAATAGAAATATAGGCGAGAAGTACTATTTAAAGCCTCACGCAGAAAAGGACTTTTTTGCTTGGGTGAATCAATGGTCTATAATGTGTAAGATGCCTAGCGACTTAGGCTATAGTGATGAGCGCTATAAATTACCAAAGCTTAACACGGTTACGCATACGGTAGTAAATACTTCTAGGCACGATCATAACGGCCAAATGGGTATAGTAATACCAGTAGCTAAAACAATGACCGAGATACGCCACGAACAAAAGCAGACGGAGGCGGAGCGATGCCGTAAAGCTGTAGAACTAGCAGCCGGTAAGACTTCAGTATATTGGTGTAATACAAATAATGAAAGCGCACTACTTAAAGAGATGGATCCGGAAGCGGTAGAAATTACCGGCTCTATGAAAATAGAAAAGAAGGAGCAAATACTAATGGACTTTAGCGCAGGAAAGATAAAGAGAATAATAACTAAGGCAAAGATGACTAGCTTCGGTTTAAACTGGCAGCACTGTAGCCACTCGGTTATTTTTCCTACTTTCTCATACGAGCAATACTACCAAGCTATTAGACGTTTTTGGAGGTTTGGACAAACAAAGGAAGTAACTATAGATATAGTTATTAGCGACGGTCAAAAAAGGGTAATAGATGCACTACAGCAAAAAACGCAAAAGGCTATAGAGCTTTACGAGAACCTTACTAAGAACGTAAACGAGACGTACACGGAGAAAAAAAGAGAATTTAACAAAGAAATAGAACTACCAAAATTTTTATAAGATGACAAAACAACAAACGATTACCGAGAATTACGCTATTTATAATAGCGACTGTATGGAAGTAATGCCAACACTACCGGACAGCAGTATAGATTTAAGCGTATATAGTCCTCCTTTCGCTGGGCTATATAATTACAGCAGCTCTCACCGAGATTTTAGTAACTGTGATACAAAGGAGGACTTTTTAAAACAGTACGAATACCTTATAAAAGAATTAAGACGAGTAACTAAAGCCGGTAGGATTAATGCGGTACACGTTACGGAGGTAGTGCAGAATAACGGCGATAGCTGGGACTTCCCTAACGAGGTAATAAGACTACACCAGGCGCACGGATTCCAATATAAAGGACGTGTAACTATTTGGAAGGAGCCACTTAAAGTACGTATGCGTACTATGGTAAAAAGTTTAATGCACAAGCTTATAGTAGAAGATGCTACGCAATGCTTCCCAGCACAGCCCGACTACCTTTTAATTTTTAAAAGGAAAGGAGAGGCAGAGGTACCGGTAACCCATCAACACGGACTAAATAAATACTACGGAGAAATTCCAATACTACCAAATATCTTACAAGCTTGGAATAATGCTAATAAGAGCGACTTTATTGCAGAGCAGTTATGGGAGCACTTAAACAATGTAAACGAGCCGGAAGGAATTACTAAGCTAAACCATTATATATGGCAGCGTTACGCTAGCTCGGTTTGGGACGATATTAGAATAAACAACGTACTACCTTTTAGAGATTCAAGGGAAGACGATGACGAGAAACACGTACACCCGTTACAATTAGATGTAATAGATAGATGCGTAGATCTTTGGAGCAACCCAGGAGAAACAGTACTTACTCCTTTTATGGGTGTAGGTAGTGAGGTTTACAGTCCGGTAAGTTTAGGCCGCAAAGCTATAGGTATTGAATTAAAAGATAGCTACTATAAACAAGCTGTTATAAATTTAGCAGAAGCTAACCAACGCTTTAAAGATGAGGAAGAACAAAAAACCCTCTTTTAATGGAAAACTACCAACTATTTAAGAAAGCGGTAAAGCTAGTAGCTTTAATGCAGGCCACTTTGGAGCAAATGGACGAGCTCAAGGGAACGGCTTTATATAAGCATAAGCTAAAGCAACTGTTAAGCAATACGGAGAAGGAGCTAGAGCGAGGAATAAAGAACCCTCTAGCAGCTTTAGATAAAGAAGATCCGGAGCTATTGACGAAGATACAAAGCAACGTAGAGCTAATACTAGGGCTAGACCTGGAGGAGCTGGCAATGCTTAGAGCTGAAGTAGACGAGTATAAAGCGACTAAAAAAGAATAGGTATAAAGGGAGGGGGTTTATACTAATTTAAACTAAGTGAAGTGGTTATTCGGCAAACCCTCCCTTTAACCTTTAACACCAAAGAGAGATGAGTGAGGATTTTGAAGTACACGGATGCACATTAAGACTGTTTGTGAATCATATATTCAATAAAGTGATAGACAAATAAAACCAAAGAGAAATGAAAACACTAGTAACGCTATTACTTATTTTAATCTATATAATAGGAGGATTAATAATAGTATACCAAGTAAGTAAAGAAGATAATGAGTAACTGCAACTGCACCAAGACTATGACAATGATACAACTATGTTACCGAGATCGTAACGACAACGGAATAGAGAAAGACTAAAGCTAATGGATGGACTAGACTACGAACTAAGAAGCTACTACAAGGAGCAAGAGGAAACCTGCGAGAACTGCGGCGGGTGCATATTAGAAGAATACTACGACTGTAGCTGCGAGGATGAAGACCAGGAAGAATAAAGAGATAGTACTAACACTAGGTAAAGTACCTAGCTTAAATAGTTTTTATGCCGGCTCACATTGGACAAAAAGAAAGAAAGCTAAAGACGCTGCACTTAAAGAGGTTAAAGAGCAACTGGGTTTTAATCAAGACGCTCCTTTTAATAGCTTTAGAGTTACTGCTAATGTGCGTTACCGTTACGATTTGGATAACAGTATTATTGCTGTTAAATTCACTAGCGACGCTCTTAAAACCTTGGGATGGATTAAGGACGATAGCCCTAAATACTTTCGACACTTGCTTTTGGTATGGAAGGAATCAATACCAGCGAACACGGCGCAAATTATAATAACGCTATCGGATGAACACCCGGAATAAAGGAGCTCTAGCCGAGTATAGATTTATAAGTACTGCTATTAGCTTAGACCTAAAAGTATTAGTACCCGCTGTAGACGGCTACGCTTACGACTGTATAGTAGACAATAATAGAACGCTTTATAAGGTTCAAATAAAATACGCTAGCAAGGATAACCGGAGGAAGAATGTATTTAGTACGATGCTACAAAGAAGAATAAAGAGCACTAACCCAACCTATAGAAAGTACAAAGCTAACGAGGTAGACTTTTACGCTATCTATATTTGGTATATAGACACCTTTTATATTATACCTTTTGAAGAAGTAACTATAAGCAGTTTAAGCCTAGATCCAAAGAACGATAACAACAGATACAACCAGTATAAAAATAACTGGGAACTACTACTATAAACAAACCTAATGCAAGATATACAGCAGGCCGCTAAATTATATATAGAGCACGGCTTTAGCCCGGTGCCTCTAGTAAGTGGACAAAAGCGACCACTACTAAAGGACTGGACAAAGTACAAAGAAGCTCCTATAGAAGATCTTAACGTATTTACTACGGATAGCCTCGGCTTAGTTTGTGGTTATAATGGCCTAGAGGTATTAGATATAGACGCTAAACACTTTACGGGAAATGAGTTTAAAGAGTACATAGCACTACTAGAAGCTAACGGCCCCGATATATTAGCAAAGCTAGTAATACAAGAAACGCCTAGCGGTGGCTTTCACTTCCTATATAGGTGCGAGGTAATAGAAGGGAACCAAAAGCTAGCTAAGAACAAAGCTAAAGAGGTAACCTTTGAGACTAGAGGAATAGGGGGACAAGTAGCCGCCTGGCCGACTCCTGGCTATAAGCTAGAGACTAAAGCGAGTAACATACAGTTTATAACGCCGGAAGAGAGGGCTATACTATTAGACTGCGCTAGGGAGCTAGATGAAACCCCAAAAGTAGAAGTAACCTACAAAGCACCTAAACCAAGCTTAAAAGACAGCGACGAGCTTACACCGTGGGACGATTATAAAAATAAAGTAGACTGCCTAACGGTAATACAAAGCCACGGCTGGACCATAGTACGAGAGGATAGTAAGTTTATCTACGTTAAAAGACCGGGACAAAGCGAAGCACCGGACAGCGGTAAAGTATTTAAGGACTCCGGACTTTTATACGTATGGACCACTAGCACAGCTCTAGAAGCAGAAACGATTTATAACAGCTATACGCTAGTAACAGCTTTAGAATATAATAACGACTATAGAGCCAGCGCTAACGCTTTAAAAGCTGAAGGCTACGGAACCCAAAAGCCTAAGAAACTAAACGAGGTAGAAAGGTACGAGGAGGCACTAAGCGAACCCCAAGAGAGCGCAGAGCCTACCGAGGACTTACTAGAAAAGTATTTACTCGATCCTACCCAAGAAATAAAAAACCCGCCTAGCATATTAGAATTAAAGCTAGGGCTAGAGACTTATACACTAGCGACTGCTGGGAACATAAGCCTAGTACAAGGGAAAGCCAAGAGTAGAAAAAGTTACTTTGTTAGTGCCTTGGCTGCCGCAGCTATTCGAGAAGGCTACAGCGAGAACCTTATAAAAGCTGGAATAGTAAAAGGTAATGTCTTATATTTTGATACTGAGCAGGGAGACTACCACGCGCAAAGGGTAAACCAAAGAATACTGCACTTAGCCGGAATACCTAAAGAAGTAGGCCAAGAACGGTTAAAGTACTTCGCACTACGTAGAGCAGATACTAACGCAGATAGGCTTAGTATTATAGAATATGCTCTAAGACGTATAGAAGGGGTTAGCTTATGTATTATAGACGGTATAGTAGATATAGCTAACGGGGTAAACGAGGAACCGGAAGCTATAGCTTTAGTTAGTAAACTAATGAAGATAAGCGCAGACAAGAACCTAAACCTAGTTACGGTCCTTCACGAAAATAAGAACGATAGAGGCGCTAAAGGACACTTAGGAAGCTACCTAGTACAAAAGGCAGAAACTGTTTACGGTGTAAGCAGAAGCGAAGACGGTAAAAGTACTTATATAGAGGGACTGTATACAAGAAACGCAAGCTTTCCGGATCTTGAACTAAGCGTAAGAGGTATAGACGTAGAGATAACAGTAAAGGAAACGCAAGGCCCAGGAGGTAAAGAATGGACGGTAGACGAACTAGAAAGGCTAGCTAAGAGCGTACAAGGTAAAACGATAAACCAAGCTAAGACTTTTATAAGAGACGTAGAGAGCTGCAAGCTTGTAGAAGCCTCTACCGCAGTTAGTTTAATGGAGGCAGGAAAATATATAATGCTGACAAATGAAAAAAATCCCAAGATTTTAGTAAATTTAAACGGAAGTAATCAAAGTACGGATGAACCGCCGTTTTAATAATGTGGATAGAGATAGCTAAAAATACTTGGGCGCAAGCTAGAAACGAGAAAGACGCGGAACGTATAAAAAAAAAGTGGAAAGACTATAAAAAGAAGCAAGGCGACCTAACGAGCCGGCACTATATAGTTAATTACATAGAAAACGAAAACACCATAAAATGAAACTAAGCGAGCACTTAACCCTTAAAGAAGCAACTTATAGCGCTACAGCTATAAAGCACGGAATAAATAACCAGCCGAACATAGCCAAGCTAGAAGCACTAAAGAAACTAGCTAACGCAATCTTCGAGCCCTGCCGGGAGTTTGTAGGAGGACCGCTAAGAGTAAGTAGCGGCTTTAGAAGTAAAGCCCTTAACGAGCGAATAGGCGGCGCTTTGTCTTCGGATCATATGATAAACGACGAGAAAACGGCAGCTTTCGACTTAGACTGCGATACTTACGGCAATGGTACAAACGCCGAGCTCTTCCACTTTATAAGAACTAAGCTAGAGTTTAAGCAAGTTATTTGGGAATTTGGCGGAGACGTATACGAGGAAGGTACTAATCCTAACTGGGTTCACGTAGCTTGGTCTAGTGATGCAAAGCTAAACAAAGGCGAAGTACTGCTAGCTAAGAGCGTAAACGGACGTACTGTATATGAGTACTACAAGGAGAAATAAAATAATAGAAGTAGTGTTACTAATGGAGGTAGGTACTACCCTACCAATAAGCGACGCTACCGCTATACCCCTATTACACGAAGTAAATAACAGTAAAATTTTAGACCAATGTTTAATAATAACAGCTACGAGTATAAAAAAGCAATCCGAGCCAAAGCTACAAAAGCTTTTGGCCCCACTATTAAGTTAGACTTATTCCTGGAGTTTATAGGTTTTTGGGACGCTAGAGAGTATAAGAACGCTAACGAGATAAGAACGGAGGCTAAAGATATGCACCTAAATAAAGTAGTTAGCTTTATGAATCAATATACGGACGGATGAACGAGCCCGAACTATTTTACAAATTTAAAGAGCACTACCTACCTGAGCTTAAAGTAGCCATAGATACTTACAGCCCCTTCGATGCTATTTGCCATAGAGCTAAAGTAGTGGTAGAGTTTAAGTGTAGACGATCTCACTATAGAGACTTACTTATAGAATGGCCTAAATACCAAACGCTACTAAATAGAGCAGCAGACCGAGCCTATAAACCTTTATACGTTTGTTCTACTCCTTTAGGAGTTTGGGCTTGGGACTTAACCTATCTTAATTTAAAATGGTTTAATAAGGAGCTACCCAAACAAACGGACTTTAATAATAATACACCAATAGTAAAGCAGATAGCTTACATAAGTATAGAAGACGGTAGCTACTTAAATAAAATAGAGGTATGAGAAACAAAGCTATAGACAAAGTACTAAAGCATAACGCGCAGCTATTCCAAAACTTAGGAATAGATAGCAGCAAAGCAGAAGTACAAGCTGCAAAGATACAAGAGCGTAAAAATTTACGCAGCGTAAGACACTACGACCCGGAGCTAATAGATAGACTAATAAACGACGGGGACAAGTAATGCCTAACGTACCAAAGAAAGGAAGTAAAAAGCCTTGGATTAAATACCAGGACTTAGGCAGGCCCAAGCGCCAAACCTGGAAAGGTAACGAGCACGAAGACGCTAGCTTTTATAATAGTAGAGCTTGGCGTAAGCTCCGGCTATATGTTTTACAATACGAGCCACTATGCAGAACGTGTAAACAAATAGCTACTGTAGTAGATCATATTAAACCGATAAGGTTAGGAGGTTTACGAATGGATGAGAAGAACCTGCAACCGCTTTGCGCTAGCTGTCATAACAAAAAAAGTAGAAGCGAAAGAGGCACTAAGAAGAAGGAGTAATACACCTCTACCCACCTATTTACAAGCGTTTAGGGGTATGGGGGTACTAATGTATAAGCCTTTTGCTGTACAT